GTCTATTGTATTATTTGAATGTTGTTCAATGTAGTATGTTTCTGTTTTCCATTTCATTTTTTATGTTTTATTATTAGGGGCAGGTAGATACCCGCCCCGTTTTTTTTCTATGGTATTCTAGTTGAGCGATCTAATGTACATAATTTGGTTTTTGATTTCCAAATTTATTTTTGCACAGTTGTTGATTAGTGCGTTCATGTTGTTGAGTTATGTTATTAGTACACATTCTCTATTATTTTTAATCCTATCCCTTTTGATTAACTGGCCCCGCCGGCCTGAGGCGTTTTTACGGCGCGCTAATAGTAGGCGTCGTCGTTGTAGGTCGTACTGTTCTTCGTTCCAGTTTTTTTCGTCAGTGCCGTAGCCAAGTTGTTTATTGCGGTTTTGATGGAAGCGTAGGAGTGCGTAATAGTTTTCGTATCCGTCTTTGACGGATATGCGTTCTTTGTTGACCCATCTTTCTTGTTTGTCGAGGCGCTGGAGCCATAGTTGTTCTCTTTGTTGTTCGGTGTAGATTTTGTTTCGCCAGTATATTGGAAGAGCAACCCGATGTCCAGTGCGAGTTCTGTAAGTTTCGACCGTAGCGTTCGGTATGTTTCGGTAGGTATTTGATCTTGCGTCGTATGAAGTAATGTACGAGCGTCCCAGGCCAGGCGAAGTGAGGATTTTAGGAGAGTATCTTGGGTTATTGTTGTCAACTTTGTTGACATATTTTGTGATGTAGCCGATTGTTTTTTCATTGACGTAGTTTATAGTTGTTTGTTGCATTATTTTTCCGATTTTGACCATTGCTTGTTTTCCTTTCCACATGAAGCCATATTTCCAGTCTTTTTCTATTTTGTCGAGAGTTTCGTTTGTCCATATTATTCCGTGAAGATGTATATTTTGTGTTCCGTTGTGGCCGAGTTCTGTGACGAGCCAATGTTTGATGCTTTTGCCAGTTCTTGCCCTGTGTCTTTCCAGGAATAGTCTAACTGCTCTAGTAGCGATTGCATTATCGAGTGTATAGCCTTCGAGTTCGAATAGATCTTGATTGTCGTCGAGTATTTGGCTGATGCTTTCATTAGAGAAGGTAAGAGTGATGAATTTTGCATTGTTGTATGTTTTTATTTCTTCGGTGAGTCTTGCTTGCCATTCTCTAGCTTTTTGTTTTTTGCATTCGATGCATTTTGTGCAGCCGATAGGTACGTATTTTACTCTTTGGTCTAGCATGGGGGGAATATTCCCCCCATTTTTTTTGTTTGCCTTGTACTTCGGATTGAGTATCAATGTCGGGTAGAGGCACATTAGTGGTTCTTCGTTTTTATGTTATTTGGTATTTCATAGGTTGGTCGTCTGCTGTCTGCGAGTCTGCCGAGTGTTTGTAGTGTGTTGCCCATTATTCCCCAGATGCTGGGATAGGCTGATTTCATTTCGGCTTCGAAGTTTTGGATGTTTAGTTCTATGTCTTTTTGGTCTAGTCCTCTGTTGCGTTGGGCTAGGTCAGTCCATTTTTGTTGGATGTCGTTTTTCATTACTTGGATTTCTTGAGTGGTCTTTCCGATTGTGGCTTTCGTGAGTTCATTATCGAGAATTGTTCCTATGAGTTGTTGTTTAATAGTGTCTATTTTGGTGTATAGCGTTGCCTGTTCTTGAGTTGTTTTTAGGTTCATTTGTTTAGCTTGTTCTTCCCAGTTGTCCATTTGTGCGGTTATCGTTCTGAGGATGTCGTCTTGTGTCTTTCCTTTGATCATGTTATCGAATTGCTGTGACCAGGATTGTGCATTTGTGAGGAACTCTTGTGCTTTTTGATTTTTTATTCCTTGGAGGATGCTTTGGGTTTCGGCGTTGAGTTTTGGTACAGTTGCTCCCTGTACAGGTATTTGGCTTGTTTTTAGTGCCGTGTCGGCATCTATATTTTTTCTTTGGCTTTCGATTAGTGCATTTTGGCTCATTATTCCCATTGCTTGTCCCATCATTTGTTGGCCGCCTTGTGCTTGTTGTCCTTGGACGTTTGCGGCCGGTGTTCCAGTTACTCCCCCAGGGCCTCCTTTAGCGTACATTAGAGACGGGTTAAGGCCTGCTTTTTCTAGCTGTTGCATTTGTGCTGGGTAGTTTGTGGCGTTCCACATGTCCATTTGTTTTTGATATCCGTAGTCCATCATTTGTTGTTGTCCTTGGATTTGTAGTCCTTGGAGCCTTTGGGCTTGTTTGTATTGTTGGTTTTGTCCTATGATGTTGAATAGGCTTCCTATTGCTCCTCCTATGCCTTCTGCTGCTGCTCCAGCGCCGGTTTGTTCTAGTAGGCTATCTATGTATGACATTTTGACCTCCTTATTTTCGTGCTTTTTGAAAGCAATTTTTTGCTACTTGATAATATAGTATACATGCGTAATTAAATTTTCAGTTATATATTTTTGAGTGATATTGTTACGTTTGTATAGCTCCCTTTTTAAGGGATGTTCGGGGTTTTTGGTTGTTCAATTTGTGTCGTTTCGTCAGGTTTTTGTTGTTGAGGTTTTAGTCTTTCGTTTCTTCTTGCTATTTCGGTTTTGGTTACTTTGTCCATTGCTTCTACTGCTATGTCGAATCTGTCTGTTCTTATGTTGTAGGCGGGCTGTATTCCTTGTTGTCGTTCCGTGTAGATGAGTGGTGCTCCGTCTGTTATAGGTTCTTTGTTGTTTACGATTCTGTTGATTTTCATTTCGATTGTTTCGCCTTTGTAGGCGGTGTTTTGTGAAATTGTTGTTTTGCTTGGTGTGTTGAATAGTTTGTACATATAGGTTGTTTTTAAGTGTATACGTTTATTTCGATTGGTGTGCCCAGTAGTGTGTCGTCTGCGTCGTCCCATCCATCTACTCCGTTGAATGATGCCGATTCTAGGAATATTGAATCTGGGTTTAGGTTGATGCCGGCGGTGAACTGATTGTATGCCCTTGCTCCGTCTCCGGTGTTTGTTGTTATTATTTCTGTTTTTCCTTGCGGGAAGGCGCCGGTTTTTGTTGCTATGTAGTATCCTACGTCGTCTCGTGTCCAGGTTATTGTGCCGATTGTGTTTAGTAGTATGGTTGGTACGGGTGCATTTGTTCCGCCTTGTGATAGTAGAGCTTTGTAGGTTTTGACCGTTGTGGGTCGTGGCATTGTGATGTCTGGTTGCATGTTGTTTGTTTAAGGTGTGTCGTATATTGTCATTTGTATTGTTGTGAAGAATAGTTGGTCGTCTGCATATCCTTGTGTTCCTGGGTCGATTGTGTATACTGTTATGTGGTCGTGTGTGTTTCCGGTTTGTATTAGGCCTCCGACGTTTCCCATTATTGATGCGCTGTTGAATGGTAGTGTTCCAGGTGTTGATGATATTCCCCAGTATTGTCCGACGTTTTGTCTTTGCCATGTTATTTGTAGTCCAGTGTTGTTTCTTAGTACGGTTGCTTCGGGGTTTGCCGTGCCCGATTGGTTGAGTATGGCTATGTATCTTCTTGATTTGCTTATTGGCCATTTTGGTGCTGGCCATTTTGTATTGTAGTTTACTGGTGTCATAGATTAGGCATTACTTTAGCTGACATTTTTCTTCTTGCTGTTATATCTACTGCTATTTGCATCCAGAAGTTTTGTGCGTCGATTGCTGTTTCTGCGAATATGAAGTTGAATTTTGTAGGGTCAATGTATGTTGTGAGGTCTTTTATTAGTGTGGTGCTGTCGTATTCATATCGTCTGTTTAGTGTCATGAACATTTCGTTATATATTTGTGCGAAGTTGCCTCGTGTTTGGTTGACGTTGGTCATGTAGTTTATCCATGCTGGTTGTTTTCCGGCTGATTTTAGGGTGAGGTCTCCTGTTGCTAGGTCTTGTTCTGTGCTCCACCATGCCATTTGTTCGGTGATGAGTTCTTGGAATCCGATTGCGTCTAGTCCTGGTTTGTGTAGGTCGTCCATTGTTTGTAGTGTAGTGTCCCATTTGTTGCCCTGCGAGTAGTCTACTCTTGGTGTGAGGCTTACTAGTCCTATTATGTAGCTTGGTTCGTCTATTTTTATTCTTACTTGGCCTCCTTTGTGTTTTTGTCCCATGTGTCCTCTTCCGGCTAGGGTTCCGAGTGGTTGTACTGTATCTGCGTTGCTTGCTGAGTTGCTTACTACTTGTTGGAATACGAGTTCTTTTGATAGTCCGCCCATGTACATTGGTGTTTCTGCTCTCATGAATGGTGTGTGATCCCAGTTTGCGTCTATCCAGTCGTTGTATGTGCCTCCGCTTATGGCTATGCGGTTTAGCATTTCATATACTTTTTTGCTTAGTACTAGTGTGTCGATGTTGAAGCTGCCTCCGCTTGTGTCGATTGCTGTTATATCGTTTATTCCTCCGGGTCCGTCTATCCATTCGGTGCTCATCCAGTTGTTGAATAGGTCAGATTGGTATGTTTTTACAGGTAGGCCTTCTTGTGTTTGTATATATGGGCTTAGTGTGCTTGTGAAGTCTGTTACCCATTTGTAGGGTTCTAGTGATGCGGCGTTGATGATGATTGGTGTTGTTGAGAGGTTTGCTAGTAGATATTCTCTCATGTCGTCGAGTTTTGTTAGGTCGAATGTGCTTACTTGTGGTGGACTTGCTACTGCTTCATTTGTTTTTAAGTCCCAGTTGTTGACAGTTATTGTTCCGTATGCTCCTGTCATTTGGAAGATTATGTGTGTTCCTGTATCTACGATGAATGTAGCTAGTTGTGCTGCTGTTAGTGTTCCTACGCCTGCGGTGGTGAAGATTATTTTATTTAGGTCTACTGGTCCACTTCCATATGTTATGTCGAATGTTGCTCCAGGCGCGGCTACTCTTGCGGTGCCTCCTGTCGTTTGTGTTACTGCTGCTCCATTTATTGTTATAGCACTTACAGTGAATGTTGCCGCTGCTAGTGGTGTGTGTATTACAGCTCCGATGCCTTCTTGTTTGTTTGCGTAGTAGTTTTTATATATGTCCCACACGGAAAGTAGTGGTATAGCGTTGAATTTTCTTTTATTTGTTGAGCCACTTCCTGTAAGTTTTGATATTCCTCTTATGCCGAGGTATGATAGTATGCAGCTTGGATTTATTTGTTGGTTGTCGAAGTCGAAGTTTGCTGTTGGATTTTGTAGTGTTGATGATTGTAGCTCCATTTGTGGAAGTTTTATAGAGCTCATGTTTAATCCGATGCCTAGTTTATTGTTGTGGAGTAGTCCTTGATATAGTCGTATTGGACACTGGAATACGTCTAGTTGTATTTTGTAGCTTCCGAATAGTGGTCCGATTGTTGGGTGTGTCATGCATACGGCGTCTAGGTCTATATCGAACGTATCTCCGGGCAGTGCCACTTCGCACAGAAATGGCACTAGTGTCCCGGATGCCATTGATGATCTCCATAGGTAGCCTAGGTCGTGTGTTGATCTTTCAAATCCGTGTAGGTGTACTTTATTTTTTTTTCCTGAGCCGAGGCGATCGCCGCCGAGTGTTACATTGTGTCCCATGTTAGTTTAGTTTTTTATAGTTTTTGAATCTTCGATTGTGCACAGTATCATTTTGCAGATGATGTTGTAGTGTTCTTCTTGTAGGTATATTTGTGCTTCTACTTCTATTTTATCCCATCCGAGGTTGTTGGTGTTCATTTTTTCGGTTAGTGCGAATTTTCCGTAAGTGATGAACCATTCATTATTTTCTATATGTAGCCAGAATGGTGTGCCTTCTATTTGTTGTCGTTTTGTAATTTCTGTTGATTTTTCTTGCCAGTTTTGTGTTCCTCCGTCTGGTAGCATTGTTCTGTTTGTTTCTGTTAGTTTTTTACCATAATTCTCCTCTTGTGAGATTTGGTTGTTTGTATTCGTTTTTTCTAACGACGTTGATGATTGTGATTGTTGCATAATTTTCGTTGTCATGTTTTATGTTTTTTAATTTTTTAATGATTCGATATTCATTGTTTTTTATTTTTTTTTTGTCTATTGTATTATTTGAATGTTGTTCAATGTAGTATGTTTCTGTTTTCCATTTCATTTTTTATGTTTTATTATTAGGGGCAGGTAGATACCCGCCCCGTTTTTTTTCTATGGTATTCTAG